CTCTTCACATATTATCTCATCAATCATACTATAATATACAATGAATAAATGACAAAGTCAAGTAAAACTTCAAAAAAACTTCTAAAACTATATTAAATAGAGTATTCACTTTTTTTCATTTTGTTATATTTATTAATGTAATAAGAAAATTCTTTATAGGAGAAAGAAAGTGGCCGAATTATTAGACCCAAATGATATATTTTTTACGCCTTTTGAACCGAAAACAAAAAATCGTTTCGTTATGTATATTGGCGATATACCAGCGTACTTAGTTAAAACTATGAACAGGCCGAGTATAACATTTGAAGAAGTTGAAATCAACCATATTAATGTTAAAAGATATGTAAAAGGAAAAGGAGCTTGGAACACTTTAGAGGTGACTCTATATGACCCAATCGTCCCATCAGGAGCACAAGCAGTTATGGAGTGGGTAAGATTACACCACGAATCAGTAACAGGCCGTGACGGATATTCAGACTTTTATAAAAAAGATATTACATTTAATGTATTGGGACCAGTAGGTGATAAAGTTGAAGAGTGGGTATTAAAAGGTGCTATGATTCAAGAAGCAAACTTTAATGATTTAGATTTTGCTAATGGAACAGATGTAGCTGATATTACACTAACACTCAGATACGACTACGCAATACTACAATTCTAAGGAGATAAATTATGTGGGCAATTTTTAAAGATGAAAACGACTATAATGAAAAATCAATAATTGGTTTCGCATCATTTGCGGTAATGACATTATTTGCAGTAGTTGACTTAGGAACAGGAATAGTCGGAAAAGATTTAGTTATAAATGATATGGTATACAACTCGTTTGTATTCATAACCCTTGGTAGTTTCGGTATCGCAGGTGCTGAAAAGATTATGGGTAAAAAATAATAGTTATTAATTCTTAATTAATCAAGGAGTAAAACAAAATGGCTGAAAATCAGTATGGATTTCCTACTGAAGTTCTATCTTTACCATCACAGGGATTATTATATCCCGAAGGTAGTCCTTTGCGTAGCGGAACAATAGATGTCAAATATATGACAGCAAAAGAGGAAGATATCTTAACTTCCACAAACCTTATACAAAAAGGTTTAGTTATAGATAAATTATTAGAGTCGGTAGTGGTTCAACAAGGTGTTAACATAGATGATATGTTAATCGGTGACAAAAATGCACTTATGGTTGGAACTCGTATTTTAGGATACGGAAAAGAATACCGAACAAGAATAATGAATCCAGACACAAGTGAGTACGAAGAAACTACAATAGATTTAACACAATTCAATCATACAAAAGTTGATACTGAATTATATAAAAATGGTAATTTATTTTCATATACTTTACCAAATTCAAACAGACTCATTGAATTTAAATTAATGACTGGTTTTGATGAGAAGAATATTAAACAACAACTAAAAGACTATGAAAAGGCAGTTGAATTGACAGGTGTTTCAAATGAATTAACGACACGATTAAAATATCAAATTCAATCAGTTGATGGAAATAAAGAACAATCATTCATAGATAACTTTGTAGACAATGAGTTTTTAGCTCTTGATACAAAAGCTTATAGAAAATATTATGGTGAAGTATCTCCTGATATTGATATGATTTTTGATTTCACAAACAAAGACGGAAAAACAACTAAGGTGGACGTCCCACTCGGGATTGACTTTTTTTGGCCAGCCGGTGAGTAATAGACCGGCTATTCACGAAGAAATCTTCAACATCGCTTATTATGGAAATGGATTTACACATTCAGAAATCTATAATATGCCCCTACCTTTAAGAAAATTCTATGCTGAAAAACTCATTTCAGCTAAAACAAAAGAAAAAGCAGCGTTAGATAATTCTACAAAAAAATCTAACCCCCAGAGATTCCAAAAATCTAATTAATTGATATTTATTAATGAATAAACATATACATTATGAATAGACAATTTATCAAAGAAAACAAAAAACTAATGAGAGAATTTATAGGTTCTTTCGTAAAAGCTATGGCTTCAAAAAAAGCCGTAAAGGGCTTTGATGCATTTATAAAAAATGACCCAGTTTTAAAAAAGCATAATATGGATGTGGCCCGTATTGGTAAACAAATCAAACAACGAATAGAAAAAAGAAAAGCAGAAGACCCAAAGTTTAAAAAGTTTTTCGCAGATTTACAAAAGCAACTTGATTCTGAAAAAAATTAATTTTTTTCATTCCACACAATTTAAGAGAATAACATATGGCAGACCCAATAAGAAATCTACTTGATGAACTGAACGCAGCACTTGATGCTTCAGGTGAACAATCTGCTGAAGTTAAAAAAAATCTTAAAGATAGAAGAGATAGAACAAAAGAAGTTCTTGATAATGAACAAGAAATTACATCGGAAAACTTTAAGCAAGCAGATTTACAAGATGATTTAATAAAAGCCATCAGAACACAAAATAAAGAAGAAGAAAAAGAATTAAAACTTTTAATCGCTAGAGGTAGAGCACAAAAAAGAATTAATGACCAAGTTGAATATCAAGTTGGATTAGGTAAAGACTTGGTTGAGAACACTCTTGGACAATTAAAAAATATTCCAGTATTTGGTGACTTTCTTTACAAGACTTTAAACATTGAAGGATTGGCAGAAAAAACAGGTGATTCAATAAGAGAAAATATTACACAGGGTTTTGTTGAAGGAGGGACTTCGGGTCTTGTTGAAGTAGGATTGTCAAAAGGATTTACTAAACTTCTTACTCCTGCCTTATTAGCGGGATTCATTGGAGCCACAGCTTTTGCAACCCAAGGTATACAACAACAGTTTGAAAAAGGTTTAGGACTAACTGGAACCGGTAGAGGTGTACTTCAAACTTTATTCTTTGGAGACAAAGCAGATGCTTTTGAAAAAGAATTTGGACAAATAAATTCTCTTAGCACTAAGTTAGCCAC